CGGGTTTTGATGGTCCCGCTGTATAGCACAAGGTCATATACGGCCTCGTCACGCGGCGGTAGGGTTGCCGTGATATCAGCCGAAATAAGAAGCCGAATAGCCCCGTTTTGAGATCCATAGTTTAATGCAATTCTACCATTGGTTGTGGACAATTCAAGAATTACCGCCTTGGATTCGGGCCTTGAGCGGATTTGCATCTTGGCTGTGTAACCCGAAAGATTGAATGGGGTCGGCGGCTCACCTGTTTCGTAGAACAGTGTTTGATCAAAAGTCGCCCCTTGAAAAATAGCGATATTGGCAATGGCAATTGGTAGTTCGTCCATAGAAAAAATCCAGCGTAGAGTCTACCATTGCCTTCGCAAAGTCAAGGCTTGTTTGAGTTTCTTGAAGGTCTCCTTGTTGAGGCGTTTCTTTTCCTCTATGGCTTCTGCCCCTGCCATAGCTCCAAAGACCTTGCGGGCGACAAAGAGTCCTACAGCAAATGAGTCAAACAAGTCGGGAGACTTTCCAATCCTCTTTTTCATGTCGGTTTTTGATTCGATGATAATCTTTCTGGTCCTGCGGGCATACTTTCGCTGGGTCATCTCCCATGCCAGATCTGGGGTAATCCCCTTGAGTTGCTCGCACTCCAAGAAGTAGCGAGCGGCAAAACAAAGTTCGGAGGCCATGTTGTGGAACAATTCTTTGCCGACTTGGGGTTTTCCTGTGACCTCGTTTCTCATGGCGTATTGGGCACTTACGGGCAGGTCTGAAGCCGCGCCCGCGAAAGATACGGCGTGCCACCCCTTGAGAAGCTCCCTTTCTCCGATAGACCAGAAGATACCACCAGCCGAAGCATCCACTCCTATCCATTGGTTCGGGATGCCCAATTTGCGAGCCAGATCGCTTATTTGTTGGATCATCTCATATTGGAAGTCCTCCTGCGACCCAGCCCTCCGATTAAGGACATACTGTTTTTCTACTCCTATCGCCCACTTGCCTGAGATTAACTTCCCATATTTAAGGTGGGTGAAGACAAAACGGTCTCCGCCTTCTGTGTAGCTAGGATCGACCCCTGCTATATCTTTCGGGGTTCCATCCCAGATAGGTTTGTCCAAAGCTCCATGGCGAGCCAGAAGTATATCCGAAACAATCGTGGAATCATCGGCGTCTGCGGGTGGCCAGAATCCTCTGAACTTACGCCAGAACTGGGGGTTAAGTTCTCCGAGTTCTTTTTTGGCGAGAGCCACATCGTTGGGTTTGGGTAGAAATGGGTAACGAAGCCCCTTGCCTTGCTCAAAGGCTTGTTGGTTGGGGTTGTCTTTTTCGGAGTCAAAGCGGATACAGATCCCCTCAATACCCGCCACCCGTATCTTCCAATTTGGGGTATCCTCGTCCACACTCATCCAGCCCTTGATTGGTTCGCAGAACTTTCCGTGGGGGTCGAATATAGATGCGGGGTTGCCTGCGCCGACAACGTAGAGCTCTTGTGCGCCCTTGAAACCCCAGATTGCCTCGTTGATTACCGAGGCAGAACAGTCTTGTAACTCGTCTATAATCAACACGATACGACGATTCTTTTTACCCTGAAGTCGCTTTTGTGCATCATCTTTGTACTCGTCGCCAGCCGCTAGAAGCATGATGGAGGAAGCATCGCTCACTCCTGTCAGAGGATCAATGATGGCACCTTCTTCTTCGGATAGCTTGATAATATCCATAGATTCGATGAGTCGGCCCGATGCGATTCCGAGGTTTCGGGCTTCGCGATACATCTTGACCAGTGCCGCCCAGATACGCTGCTTGGCGTCGATCTTACTCGTAGAAACCACAATGCACATCGTATTGATTGGATCGCAGAACCAGTTGACCAGCGCAAACGCCGCCATGCCGTAGGACTTACCTGAGTCCGTGCCTCCTGCCAGCCCTGTGACGCTACGCATAAACTTGTTGCCAGAAGCCTCGTCTTCTTCGTGGACTGAAGCACAGAAGGCTTGGGCGGCTAACTCTGCCCACTTGTGCCACTGGAAGGTTGGCCAGATCGCGGAGACAATATTTCGGTAGTGGCGGGATTTGCCGAGTCCGCCTTCTTCGGGGGTCAGCCCCATAAGAAACGCATCCATTTCGATACGCAGGGGTGTGATCGCCTGCCCATCTTTGGATAACCACAGCCTCCCGTATTTTTCTATCCCCTGATCTTCTGTTGCCATCTGAGAAATTTCTATTAGACTAGACGCGATGGCTAAACCGTGCAAGCACAAGATCGACTGGGACTTACCAGAGAATAGAATCAAGAAACAAAATGCCTTCCGACTTTATGTCGCTGGGCGGGGAACCAAAAAAATTATGACCGAGCTTGGTTGTACTTCTCCTCCCCAGCTTTCCAAATTTGTCCATAGTGAGAAATGGGAGAAGCATGCCGAGATCTGGCGGGCCAACCCCGAAGCGGAGAATCTCTATCCTTGGGAAGTTGAACGACCTAACCAACTGGTTCCCGCCCCACCAAAGATGGAGGCCATGGAAAAAGAGAAGCGGATGCAATGCGTCAAAGCCTTCTCCATGTTTTGCTCTGGTCGCAACGTTCCAGATATTGCTTCGGAAATCGGGGTTAGCGTGTCCACAATCAATCTTTGGAAGGAAACCCAGAGGTGGGTGGCTTGCCGAGAAAGGCTGGCCAACGACCAAAACCCCGCCCCTTGGGAAAATGATGACGTTCCAACCCTGCTTTCTGATATCACGGCATCAATTGAGACCATGAAGAAATCCATCAAGTTTCTAACAGGTAAGGTGTTGGTCAAGGCCGCTGATGCCGCGCAAGACCTAGACGGCATGGAGGCTCTTGGGATGATGCGGAACATCAAACAACTGGCCGAGGCTGCATCCATCAACTTTAGCGATGGGAACAACCAACAGAATGCCGTGCAGATCAATATTGCCACCAAGCTTGAATCAGTGAAGATTCCAGATAACAATGTTTACGAGGCCGAATTGGTAGTCAATGAGTGAGCAATTGAGATTTTGCTATCCGCGCAAAACTGACGTTCCTCCACAGGGTTGGTGGATTAAGTGTCCAGTGACGGGAGAAACCGTCTATGGGGGAGACTTCGGGGACATGGTCAAGAACTGCGAGAAGAAGATTTCGGAGCGGGGTTTGGTGCCGCCTACCGATCTCATCTCCCAGATAGAGAATGCCCTTTGCCAGCGTTTGGCGGGGTCCAGCAACTGCGTTCCCTGCTCAAGTGTTAAACAGACCTTGGGCTTCGGGGAAATTGTCCGCTGGGTTCGTGCTATGTACAACTTCGCCACCAAATCCCAATTCCAATTGGTTGACCAAGAAGAAGCCGAGCGAAGAGCCAAGATCTGTGCCGCCTGCCCCCACCAAATCTCCACCTCTGGATGCTGGGGGTGCAAAGGAATTGCAGGAATGCTTCCAGCCATCGCGGGAGCCAGAAATACCAGCTATGACAACCAGCTAAAGGCTTGCGGAGTTTGTGGGTGCTTCAATGCCGTGAGTGTGCATCTGCCGCTGGATGTCCAGCAGGACGCCCACCTTAGTTTTCCCGACCATTGTTGGAAAAAATCTCAAAGCGAGTAATTGCTTTGTTGAAGCTCATGGGAGCTATGCCCGTAGGCCCTTCACGGTGCTTCGCTACAATGAATTCCACGGTGGGATTCTGGGTATGATTCTTGGCGTCCTCTTCATCGCAATGGAGAATCATCACCATATCGGCATCTTGCTCAATAGCCCCCGATCCTTTGAGGTCTGAGAGGCTTGGTCTGCCTCCGCGTTTTTCGGGATCGCGATTCAACTGGGCTAGTACCAAAACTGGTACACGCAGAGTCTTGGCTAGTTCTTTGATTCCACCACTGATCTCTTCGACTTCGTTGACGCGGTTGTCCTTGCTGCGCTTGCTGTCTCCGCGCAACAACTGGAGGTAGTCGATAATGATCAAATCCAACGGTTCCTTCTGGTGGGCGCGGCGAGCCACAGCTTTGATATATCCGATGGATTTACCAGATGTGTCATCACACAGGATGTGGGAGTCCCGCACTTCGGCGTAGGCGTTGGACAGGCTCTCCCTCTGGAACTTCGTAATGGACTGAGCAAGAATGTCAGCCGCCCGAACGCGAGCCCGACTCCGAATCATTCTCTCCATCAGACTGACGCTGGTCATCTCAAGTGAGAAGATAAGAACTCGCTTCTGAGCATCCAAGGCAACATGCTCTGCAATCTGCATAGCGGCACTGGTCTTGCCCACTGCTGGTCTAGCCGCAAGGACGGCCATGTCTCCTCCCCTCATGCCAAACATTAATAAATCGTCTACTGGCACCA